TGTAAAATTTTTTTTAAATCAAACATTAAAACAATGTCACGAATTTAAAAATAAATACAATAATATCATATTCAATATATCATTGGCTGTTGGGTTTTTTCTACTTTTAGGAACAATTCTTCTTTTTAAATACAAGGGAAAATTAACTCCTTCTGAAAAACAACGAAAAAACCAGGAAAAACAGCAATATGTATTATCAAAAATCCGGAATTATCAGGAAACCAAATTAAGAGCACAACAATCGCTAATCACCGGTTTACCTCAATGGGACGATGAGCACACCCTTTTACATCGAAAAGTGTAAAGTGTTCAAATGTGTAAAAAAAAAATATCACTAATTTATAAGTAATATGGCAGAAATCGTAGATATTGAAAACATAGATGAAACCAAGAAGGAAAACAATGAAAATCCTCTACACGACGCAACAAATAAATTTTACCAAATAAAATCAAAATATGAGGAAGATTATGAAGAAGAAAAAAAAGAAATCATGTATGGTACTAAAATGAATAAATTAAGTTGGAAAGACAAACGTTTTGAATTCAAAAAACTTGTTCCCAAATGTGTAAATTGCCAACGACGGGTGGGTTCTATTTTTGAAACCAAAGTAAATACTGATTTTGAAAGAGTATTAAAGGCAATGTGTGGAGATAGAAAAAATCCTTGTCCATTTAATATAGAAATCAATTTAGGCATAACCTATGATTTACGAGATTTAATGAATGAAAATGAAGAAGAAACAAAGAAATTCAAGAATCAAATCATATTGGATAAAAATGATTTTTTATTTGGATATATTGATTCTGAACAAGCTGTTCAAAAATTTGATGAAATCAAAGATGAAATAAATGGTTCAATCGAAAGCTCCGAGTATTACATGTCATTGTTGAATGAGAAAATCTATAACTTAGATAAAAAAAATAATTTAAAAAAAATACAAACCGAAGTATATACAAATATATCAAATATTAAAAAATACGCGGATGAATACAAGAAAACTCATAATAAACAATTCACGAGTGACATTGCACGTATATATCATGAAGATATGATACCTCGTTTAAATGAAATCATGAAGGAAAAATATGCGGCATCTTATGTTGATAAAGAGAATAATATGAATCTCTTAGTTCAAGAACCGATATCTTTTGAAAATGTAGAATATACTTTAGGTGACGCAGGAGTTATTAAAATGAAATTTGGAGTATTATCTTCCTCGGGTAAAAAAGAAAAGTCTCGTAAATCAAGGAAAGTCGAACCCAAAAATGTTTCAAAGAAAAAGGTAGTTATAGAGGAAGGCGCAACATTATCCCTATAACATTATCCATATATCCCTATAAAAATAATATTTTAATAATATATAAATAATGTCAGCTACAAAATATATATCGATTCCTGTATTTTTGTCTAGTTTAGCGTTTGGTCTTTTTTTTGTGTATATTATGGGTCCCGAATTAAAAGAGGTATATATGTATCCTACTCCTGAAAATAGTGATACCGTACAATACCGTGACAATGCGGATAATTGTTATATGTATCAAGCAAATGAAATAAAGTGTCCACAGGATAAATCAAAAATAAAATCGACTCCAATACAAAGGTAAATGCGAATTTATTAAAATATTCAATATAATTTAGGTATTTGTATAAATAATAATCGAATATAAATATATGCTAAGACTATCTAAATTTTTACATAGTGAAACGGGAAGAATATTAATGTCAATCATTTTAGGACTAGGTTTAGCCACATTATTTAGAACAGTTTGTAAGGGTAAAAACTGTATTATTTACAAAGCGCCACCTATAGATGAAATAGATGACAATATATATAAATTCGGCGATAAATGTTATACATACAAAAACGTTTCTACCAAGTGTGACAAAAGTAAACAAATAATAGATAATGAATAAATTCACAGTTTTGCGTATCTTGTATCATTATAATAATCAAACTATATTATAATAATATGTCCGGGGATACCACAAGTATATTAGACTTACCTACGGATCCAACTGGGGGTGGAACTATAGGCGGAAATGTATCGTTTTCAATTAATGAAAGAATGCCCGCAGACGGTAGTAACCAACAACAAACTCCCTCATCCGGAATGAGTTTAGATCAAACTACAATTAATCAATTAGTCAGCGGATTACAGCACGCTAGTTCTACTGGACTCACCCAATTACAATCTAGGGATATTCCAAGAAATACGGATGGTATTGTACAAGACCCAACAATACAGCCTAATTATATTCCTCCAACTCCAGCTGAATCACAAGATTATATAAGAGATTACCAGGAAAACGAAGATATTATAGCCGAATATAATAAACAACATGAAAGAATGAGTAATATGGACCAAATATATGACGAAATACAGACACCTTTATTATTATGTATATTGTATTTTTTGTTTCAATTGCCTATTTTTAAAAGATTATTGTTTAAATATGCACCCTTTTTATTTTTAAAAGACGGAAACGTAAATATTTATGGCTATTTATTTACGAGTATTTTATTTGGAGTCGTGTATTATATATTATCAAAGACAACGACATTATTTGGTACATTTTAGCGTATTATTTATAATATAATTTTTATGTATAAATAATAATAACAATAATAATAAACCATGAATCAAACAGAACATCAAATTATAAAAAATACAATTACAGAATTAATTAACAATATTTCATTTTTAAAAAACAAACAAAGAGAGAAAATAAATATTATTTTAGACAGTGGATTATTTAATGGGGCTTATATAATTGGGTCATTGTATTTTTTGAAAGAACTTGAAAATAAAGAATACGTAAAAATAGATAAAATATCTGGGTGTAGTATTGGTTCTATTATTGCGGTATTATATTATGTTGATTTATTAGATTCATGTAACGATATTTATAATATGGGTGTTGATGAATTAATAAAAAACAATATATTTAACATAGACATCATTATAAATATATTAAAAGAAAAACTACCCGAGAATATTTGTCACCTGGTTAATAAAAAACTCTATATTAGTTATTATGATTTGAAATTAAATAAAAAAATAGTAAGAACAAAATATAAAAATAAGGATGATATTATAGAAACAATCAAACGGTCTTGTTCTTTCCCACTGTTATTGAATGGAAATATTCTTTACAAAAACAGATATATAGATGGTATTTTTCCATATATTTTTCCAGAAAGCAATATAAATAATATAAAAACTAAAAATTTATTCATGGATTTGTATGGTTTCGACAAAATATGGCATGCACTTTCAATAAAAAATGAAAAGACAAATTTTCACCGGGTTCTTGCCGGATTACTTGATATTCATTTGTTTTATATTAAACAAACACCGACATCTATGTGTAGTTATACGAATAAATGGACATTCATAAATAAAATATATTACCATTTTATAAGACAGTTTGTTGAATATATTTTATATATCATTACGTATATATACTATTTTATAAAAAACAAATTGACATCTCTACAAACAAGAATATATTTGAAAAAAATATTCATCATGATTTTTCAAAGAATTTTAAAATGTAATACATCTAGATTATAATATGTATATCATTATCTAAAAAAAGAAACCTCGTTTTTTTTGTATGATTTTATTATTTTTTCGAGTTTTACTATTCTTCTTATTTTGTTTACGTAATGTTTTTACATATTTGTTTTTGAGTTTTCCATAAGTTTTGGTTTTTACTTTTGCGATTTTTATATCGGCGGGTCTATAAGATAAAAACCACTCTTGGAATTCCTTACTATCTCGATTTTGTTTTAGTTCCCTGAATTTTTGTGCTTTTTCAGACCTAATTTCTTCAATTGTTTTTTGATGTCCATAACAATTGATATTAAACCTTTTTAAAAGACCTTTTTGACTCAATCTATTTTTTTGTTGTAATTCAAATAAATAGTTTGCCATACACAAAATACGGTCTACATTATAGTACTTTTTTTCAGCATATACAAAAGCCAAATAATAACTCAACATGGTATCGATGGTAGCTATTTTTATTTTCTGTCCTTTTACCGTGATTTGATTATAACTATGACAAGCAATTGGCTCATATATAAAAGCAATTGTATCTTTACCAATCATGATTTGGTAATTATTTGGAATAACATCACCGATTGCGTCGTTTACTAGAATACGCGCATTTTTTACATCAATATCTTTTAATCTTTCCACCACGATTTCAGCAGTTAATCCGGCGTCTTCGGAAATGACATCAAAATCCGGGATTTTCTTCACTTGATGATGTATTTCTTTTGGCATATACTTGGCATACATTGACATGGCATATCCACCGAAAAATACAACAGACTGATTGATAAGTGTATTTTTTACATTATCATAAATTTTGGATTCCTTTTTATCATCATACATTTCTCTTTGAAAATCTATTTCCATACAATTTTCGGTTTTAAGTGGATAGTTTTTATTCAATAGAGTCAGTCGTTTTAATATCTTTTCCCAACGCGATATATCTCCTGCTGGACGACTCAATTCAAGATACATGGACATTCTTAAAAAATTTG